AGTTCATTTTAGCCCTTTCCATCAAGTCAACGGTTGACTGATAAGGCTTAAGGTACAGGTTACCTAGGACTAAGCAAGCACCTTTTGATAACGAAATGGTAACAATTCTGCATCGTCCATGTGGTTGTCGATGTCACGCCTGAGCGGATTATCGAGATCGTCCATACCTGCGACCGTTAACGGCAAAAGTTCCGTCCTTTTCTATGTGAATGATCGACACTTGAACGCCCTTGGCATCTTCTTCTAGAATCAAGAATGCCTGTTGCCAGTTCATTGTGCCTTTTGTGTAATGAGCCTTGCGAATGTCCATTAGATGTCCACCTTCAAAGCCACGCAGGATACGCCCTAATTTGCCCCCAGAAGCCTCTGTAAAGGCCGATTGACCAGCGCGGTGAGTGTGGCCACAGATCACGCTTAGCCCATGCCTACGGGCTGCTTCTAAGGCTGTAAGGCCAGGCGTAGGTTTGATGGCTTGTTCATCTCCATGCACTGCAACATAACCTTTAGCAATAGGAAATGGCTTCTTATGATAAGAAATACCCAGTTCATCGAGCTTCATAAACTTTTCAAAGCGAAGCTCTGGTAATGACAAAAATGCTGGAATCTTGTTCATGATTACGTTGTAAAGTCGATCAGTATGGTTTGACCTGATCATGTGAGCTTCTTTGGCATGCTGCGTCAATTCCCATAGGACATCGACTGTCATGTCGCGATCACTAGCTAGGGTTTGTTCGTACCAGCCTGGCTTGTTTTCTGTCCATCGGCTGATCTGTGGGAGATCGATTTCATCTCCGAGAGTAACCACAGCATCAGGGCGAAACGCCTTAATAAAACTAGAAACATTTTTAACTGCTACTTCATCGTGATATGGGACTTGTAAGTCTGGTATTACGATGGTTCTTTTCATTAATCCTCGTCATCGTCAGGATAAAAGTCCGGCATATTGCTGGGATTATCGTTGATGCGCTTAGGGAGTATCCAGTCAGGATAAGAGAATGGATCCATAAGCATCGACATGCAGATGTCTGTGGCAAAGCCAGCCTTGCGCAAAGCCTTATAGTATTCGTTCAAGCCAATACAGTAAGCCTCTAGTGGAGTGTAACCCTGATCTTCTAGGGCTTTAGTTTTGCGCGCGGCCATGCTTTATTTTACCGCTCTAAAAGTATGTTGTAAATCTCATCGACTCGTGTGTTGAGTCGCTTGATCTCGCTGAGTAAGTGTGTGATCACATAGCCAGCCAATCCACCTACTGTCACAAGCGTAGCAATATAGAGCTGAAAGAACTCGCCCTGTGTCATTTTCTTCCAAGTTCGTCTTTTGGATCAAGGTATCTCAATACTGGTGGGATAATCGATGCAATGCCAGCGGCGATCAAAGCCTTCGGCTCAGTGACACCAGCTGCATACATAGAGATAACTGCAACCAAGAATGCTCTGCCCCATGAGCCTAATGCGTTTTGTAGATCTTTCATTGTGTTCCACCAATCATAGGTATTTGAAGAAACTCACCATTAAGGTCAGCCGCTTTCGTAAACGAGATGTGACAGTGTTGCGTGTGTTTGTTGATGCCTGTGTATTTGCGCCATTTCCATTTAAGGATTGGGCTTGCGATCTTGCCATCGAAGATGATGTATGAGATGCGCTTTGACTTATCAGACTTTGCAAAGACACGAATCTGATCCGCAAGATCTGGCATGAGGTCAGGTTTAGCCTTGCCTGAAAGATCTCGATCGACATCGATGGCACGAACCCAGCCGTTAGCATCAGGATTGTGATCTGAAGGGCGCGCGCTGTGTCGAGTATCGCCGATCCAACCATCAGAAGTTCGATCTCGATCTCCGAAGGTGTCGTCAATCTGTTCTCTTAACTGGATCGCGCACTTAGATAATCTTGGTTTCATTATCCGAGTCAGACAGGCCGATTTGGAATAATGATTAGCTGTGGGTTTTTATTTTGCTTAGGTAGATCGCGCAATAATTGGCGATACTCAGCCCACGCCAGTTTATCTACTGGGCTATCTGGTAACTGGCTAAAATCAGTTTTAACCAGTTCGCTATCGCGCCAATTTCTTAGCCGCGCAAGATGTAATTCATCGGATACTACTTCATCGTCCCAACCAGGTATTGTCATTTTTTACACCGTTTCATAAGTAATAGTTACGATTAATCTCATTCCATTGACCCACCAAAAAACACCAGAACCGATGCGCCTTGTTTGTAATTTTGTATCGTTTGCCGGAATAAGAACAGTACCGCCATCACCATTCACATCAGTTTCCCTAACTGATCCTGAAAAGTCTGTTGATGAACCAGCTGTGAATGGTAGCGTTGAAAAAAGATTACCAGCCGCTGTGCCAATGTTTGTGACATTAATAATGTTAGTAACAGTGCAGAACTTGCCTTGTTGCCAATATCTGCCAGATGCAGTGTAAGTTGTTATTGAACCAGTTTGAGCAGTAACTACTGGCGTGTAATTCGTCCAAGTTGGCGTACTAGCGCCACCGACTGCTACCCATGCTGATCCGCTGTAATACTCCACAGAATTAGTATCTTTCAGGTAGGACATATTGCCTTCCTGTGGGCTAGTGACCGCAGCTGTTCGCGCTGCTGCATCTGCAAACACCCATGTGCCTTGCATGAGGTATCCGTTAGTATCTGCGGCTGTGAGAACATCACCTGTGGCGAATGTCTTGAAGCCTTGTCCTGCTGCCATATGTTCTCCTTAGTAAGAAAGTGTGTTAGTGCCTAGTATCCCATAATCTGTTCCAATAATGAAAGATTCGATGATGGGTTCTAGCGTGGTTAATGTGGTTTTCCAGTTACTTGGTTTGATGTCATGTGACACGCCGAATACCTGCAAAGTCTTGGTTAGGGTCGATGAGCCCGGTTGAGTGGTGGTTACTGTAATTGGATCAAAGAAGTCAAGATCCAAGGCAGCAGTAATGCCAGCATTGTAGTTGGCAGTGTAGAGATCCAAAGTAACAGCATCGCATCGAATTGAAGTTTCTTGGCGAGAAGCAACAAAGGCTCTGGCATTGTCTAGGGCTTCTGCATCTGTTTCCATAAGCAGGTTTTGCTCTTGAAATGAGTGCAAGAAATACTTATCAATCGAAGCTTGATTGCTTGCTACCTGTGGTGTGCCACCAGTACGAGTAACGCTAGCCTTGTTAAATACCAAAGTATCGTCTAATTTCCAGAGGGCATTGTTATAAGAGATCCCAGTGCCATCGTCATTGAAATCAACTGGAGTACCAGCAACGCTAGTTGAAGTAAGTTGGCGATCTTGGAAAACTACATTTCCAAATCCGTCCATATACAAAGAACCATATTCAGTGCTTGTGACTAGCTGCATTGCGCCAAGGGAAGTCCTAAGAGTGCCAGGGTCTGCCTGAACTGTTGTCTGCCCAGCATCGATGTCGCGCATGCCAGAAGGCCAGCCGATTGCATCAAGGATCTTGCCAATACGAGTGCCAGTGGTTTGACCTGCTGGAGTTGTTGCCACTGTTGTTATCTGGGCATTTTGAAAAAGTCTAAACCCGTCCACTGCTTGAACAGTAGTGTAAACAATTTCACCCACATCTTTAGGGGTGGTTGTGTTATATGAGGTTATGTAACCTGCAAAGATTGGGTAAGTAGTTCCCTCGTAACTAGCAGTAATAGTTACCTTACGCATTGGAGTTAAAAGTTCATAGTACGGCGATGATGGGTTCATCGGGTTAAAGTCGCCATTCTGGTCAATAATGCGAAGGCTCATTGTGCCAGTCTGGAATATGTCTGAAAGAGCTGTGCGACCGCGTGTTGTTTTGATCGAATCAACTTGGTTAGATACATCGACTGTGACTGCTGTGCTATCAGCTAAAGCATTGACTCCCAGAACGCCTGAATCAAGAATCATAGGCGAGGCAAAGCCAGCACCTGTTGAAAAGTTGATTATGGCGTTAATTACTGGGAGTGTCATAATTACTCAAACTCTTGCAATGAACCTGGTCGAGTAAATCTTAAACCTTGAGTGTTACCAGTTACTATTGCATCATTTACAGTTTTAACAAGGTCTTGTTCAGCTATTACAGATCCAGTGACGGTGACATTTACAGTTACTGGTGCTTGCATCATATAACCAGAATCATAGTTGCGATCTCTACTTTGACTAGGATTAAAGTTAGTACCAGCCACAGGCGAGCCATTTGTGGCTGAAGCAGCAAGTGCATCAACAGTGGTTTGAGTTTCTGTAACAGAAGCAGCGGCAGCGGCAGCAGCTTCGGCAGCGGCTTCGGCAACATTTATAACCTTGGCCAAGATGTCATCGATTGTGTCATCTTCTTCAAAAATAGTGCTTACAGCGGCTGCTCTATCGGCAGCTTCTTTGTCTGCTGCTGCTTTGTCAGCGGCCGCTTTTTCAGCAGCGGCTTTGTCGGCTGCTGCTTTTGCGGCAGCAGCAGCGGCTAGTGCATCATCATAGTTACGATCTTTGCTTTGAGCAGGGTTGTAAGTAACACCCGGAATCATAGTTATGCCCGAATTAAGTTTACTAAGCTGCGCTACTGCTAAAGCTAAACTGCCAGCCCATGTAGCAAAAGGATCTTTGGCTTGCCCGATGGCTAAAAGATCAGCAGCAATCTTGGCATTCTGCTTCTGAATATCTTCAAGCTTCTTTTGTAAGGCTTCTGCTTTGGCAGTATCTTCATCAGCAATGGCTTGCATGAGTAGTAAGCGAGTCTTTTCTTCTTCGCTAATCTTGCCTTTTAGAGCAGCAGCAATCTGAATGTTTTGAATATCAAAAACAGCGGCTGCCTTATCAAGTTTTGCTTTATTAGCAGCTGCTAATTTATCGGCTTTAATCTTGTTGGCTGCTATTGCTTTATTGGCAGCGATAGTTTTAGCAGCTGCGGCTTTAGCAGCGGCATCAGATCGTTGAGTATCCATGTTGGATCCACCAGTTAAAGGAATGTTTCCCATGCCTTTGAACTTGGTGATGTCTGTAATTGTGCCACCAGTAATGCCACCAATTACCCAGTCATACCATTTCAACTTACTGGCAACTACAATCATTTTACTTAATGAAGCGGCGACACTATCGATCTTGCTTACTGCTTGATCTACATCACCATTGCCAGCAAGATTTGCGAATGCTTCAATTAAACCAACACCAATGGTTTCTTTGGCATTATTTGTAGCAATAGCCAGTTTGTCCATTGAACCAGAAACTGAGTCTGCTGATTTAATAGCTGCGCCAGCAAAGGTTGCAGCCAAATCTTTTGTAACTTCATCAAAGGATTTAGTTGCAAGATCGGCTTTAGATATTCCAACACCCAACTTGCTAAGGGCTGTATTGCTACCTAGAAAAGCCTTCGCTAATGCTGAAGTGACTGAGTCAAGATCTTTGCCAGTGCTTGCGCTGATGTCCATTGCGATACCCATAAGTCGCTGGGTTTCAGCAGTGTCGCGTGTGGCAATGGCTAATCTAGAATAAGATGGGCGAAGTTTGTCATCAACGATTGCATATTCTTTTTCGATCCGTTGGATATAGCCTTCAGCAGTCGCTGCATCGCGTTCTAAGCCGACATTCTTTAAGGCTAGGGCTAATTGTTGCTGAGCCTTTAGATCGGCTGCTGCCGCCTTTACAGAGGCTTTGCCATAGGCAAGAACAGCGGCAGTGCTAAAGGTTAAACCTAAAGTCTTGCCTAAACTTTTAACACTCTTTTCGAGACCAGTAGTGGACTTGCCAGCCTTATCAAAGGCTTTCTTGCCAGTAAACTCAGCTGCTAAATCAATTAAAATGTTTGGCATTATCCAACCACCGATGCTCTTTGGTTTAACTTAATCTTTGCTTTTTCAATAGCCTTTAGAACGCCAGTCTGGGCTTTGCCTTGATCTTCTTCATAAGCACGATAAAGGACTCGGCCTTCCATCTTGGCCTTACCCTTCATCGAAGATGAGTATTTGTTATTTAGATTCTGAACAAACTTTGAATCTGGAGTCTTGCGCCCAGCGGTTTCATAGATCGCACCAGCAGCAGTCTTATTGAATAGGCGCGCTAACGATCTGAATCCTCGGCGATTAGGCTTTGAAGGTGTTGTCTTGTAACCAATACCAGCTTTAACCATCGATGCGTTATAGGTGGGAAATCTGCCTTCACCCATTGGTCGAGGTTGCCAACCACTAAGTATTTGACTCTGGGAAGGCGCATAGCCCCTAGCTGTTTTTACAACAGGCTTAAGGGCTATTGCCATCTCTTTAGGTAATTGCTTGGCTAAATCAGGTGTGAACTCTCGCAAGGCTTTACGAAGTGCGACTGCGCCCTTTACTGCGACTGGCATCTTTCATCTCCTTGTTTCGATCTTTCATAGCCTGTAATAAAGCCTTGAACATTCTCGAATCAAGTTCGAGTAAGTCATTAGGCGCGATCCTCGTTTCTAAACTTAATCTTGCGACCAAGTAAGTAAAAGAGTCACGCCCTATAATTCCGGGTCATCATCTAGAACTTCCACCTTTTGAAGTGTGTCCAAGAACTCTGCACCAAACATCTTGACAGTTTCACCGCTACGGCGAATGCACTCCCAAGCCAGCCAATACACATCACTCTGTTTTTCATCGTCACGAAAGGCTTTATGAAAACCTTTCTTGGCGTAAACCTCAAATGCGTATTCGATCGATGGGGTTATCTGATGATCAGATACAGAGCCATCTGCCCTTGTGATCTTTAGCTTTGCCATTCTTTAGCCCTTTTCTTTAGTAGTTAGATTATGACCAAGTACCAGTTGTTGCGATTGCTGTCTTGCTGTTGCAGGTAAATGTAAGATCCATCATACCTTCATCAGCGACAGCACCGTTAATGTCTGTTAAGTTGTCAACCAAGATTGTGCCTGAATATAGAACGTTAGTTGCTGATACAGCAGCTGATGAATCTTGGATTGCTGCGAAAGCAACAGTTGTTCC